ATTGCGACTAATGCACAGTTATCATAATTATCGCTTTAACATAAACATGATGCCTAGGCAAACAGGTAAAACCACTTGTGCAAGTATATACTTGGCTTGGTACGCAATGTTTAACAGTGATCAAACTATTCTTATTGCTGCACACAAGTATACAGGTGCGCAAGAGATAATGCAGCGTATACGCTATGTCTATGAACTTTGTCCAGATCACATTAGAGCAGGTGTTACTAGTTATAACAAAGGCAGTATTGAATTTGAAAACGGTAGTAGAATTATTTCACAAACAACAACAGGCACTACTGGACGTGGTTTGAGTATTTCATTATTATACTGTGACGAGTTTGCATTTGTGCAACCTAATATTGCAGAAGAGTTCTGGACTTCAATATCACCTACACTAGCAACAGGTGGTCGTGCTATTATAACAAGCACGCCAAACAGTGACGAGGATACATTTGCCACTATCTGGAAACAAGCAGAAGATAAGTTTGACGAATATGGTAATGAAAGTGATGTAGGTATAAATGGATTTCATGCATATAGAGCAGAATGGCACGAACATCCAGATAGAGACGAAGATTGGAAAGCAGAAGAAATTGGTCGTATCGGTGAAGAAAAATTCCGAAGAGAATACGGTTGTGAATTTTTAATCTTTGATGAAACACTTATAAACAGTTTAAAACTTGCTGCAATGGCAGGCAACGATCCTATAATACAAATGGGTCAAGTTAGATGGTATAAAAAACTAGATAAAAATAAAAGTTATGTAATAGGATTAGATCCTAGCATGGGTACAGGAGGCGACTTTGCAGCTATACAAGTCATAGAATTGCCTACCTATGAACAAGTAGGAGAATGGCAACACAATCTCACAGCAATACCGGGTCAAGTAAGAGTGTTAAAAGACATATGTACTTACATTGCTACAGAAACTAAGAGCGATACCAATATATATTGGAGTGTTGAAAACAATGGAATTGGCGAAGCTGCACTATTAGTTATAAATGATTTTGGTGAAGAAAATATACCAGGATTGTTTATCAGTGAACCTATACGTAAAGGACACGTTAGAAAGTTTCGGAAAGGATTTAACACAACACATAGTTCAAAAACTACTGCATGTGCAAGATTAAAAACAATGATAGAAAATGATAGGTTGTTAGTTCGTAGTAAGCCTTTAGTTACTGAACTAAAAAACTTTATTGCATCAGGAAGTAGTTTCCAAGCAAAACCAGGTAAATCTGATGATTTAATAAGTGCAACACTGTTAACATTAAGAATGATGACAGTGATGAAAGATTGGGATCCTACAGTATACAATACCTTTAGTCAAATAGAGCAAGATGATGATTATGAGATGCCCATGCCTATCTTTATAAGTACTAACTATTGATAAATACTTTGTAATGAAAAACCTAAATAAAATAGCAGAAGAACTTTTTAATCAAATACGTAGTCGCTTTAGTAATGTTACTATTGGCGATGAAAATGCTGAAGTTATTAATGAACCAGAAGCAGCAAGATATTTTGATTTTGTCTATAGCGAGAATGACAATCAAGTCGGCAATGTAAGTGTTAGCTTAGATGAAGAAGAAGGACTTGTTGTTATGTTTGCAAATAACTTTGGCGAAAATGCACAAGATTTTCAAAAAGATGTATGGTATAATTTTTTAAAAGAACTGCGTACATTTGCAAAAAAACGTCTTCTAAATTTTGAGGTTAGAGATATAAACAAATCAAGTTTACAAAAAAGAGATTATAAAACATTAGCTAACAATCGTAGCGGAGAAGTAACTATGGCCGAATCAAAAATGTATGGAACACATAAGACAAGTTTCCAAAAAATTGGTAATGCAAAATTAGCAATAAAACATTCTGGAACTTTAGACGAAAATGAAAATAGAACAAAAAAGATTGGTGCTATTTACATTGAAAATTCTGAAGGAGAAAAATTTAAATATCCTTTCAAACATCTAGCAGGTGCAAGAGCAATGGCTTTACATGTCAGCGAAGGCGGCCATCCTTACGATGACTTTGGTAAACACATTACAAGCCTAAGTGAAGAATTATCTAATCTCCGCAAATTCAAAACTTACATGGGTCGTAGTAGTGTAATGGCAGAAAGTCTTGCTGAACATATGGATACTGTAAACGAACGTATGGTTACTGTCAAGAAAACAGTGCAAAATCTACAAAAACCAAACTTTTACAAAGAAGCATTTGAAAACTTTGTTGCTGAAGAAAGTGTGCAAGTGCCTGATGATGTAGCTGAGAATTGGATTGATCAACTAACTGTAAAACAGTTTAATGAAGAATTAAAAGATGTATTTCCGTACATTTATAAATTAGTAGGTGAATCAACGAAGGCAAAAGAAATAACATTTGAAGATATTTTTTCAGAAGAAGACGAAACTGTAGAAGTTTTACCTGGAGAAAAAGATTTGATTATGTTTGGTAAACGTTTTAATGTTCCAGCAAATAAAATGCAAACTTTCATACAAGATATGATAGAAGTAAACGGACTAGACGATGCATCACTAAGTGGTGTAAAAGAATTAATGGTACCTAGTGCATATATAGGTGGTGATAGCAACATTGGAAGTCGTGAACGTGCTCCTAATGGACAAATAACTGGTAGCACTCGCGGGTTTGATACGGACCATGATTATTTTAATCCCCGTGCAGGACAAATGGATCAACCCGATCATCCGCAAAACAAAGGCTTATCAGATGCAATAGAATATGCAATAGAAACATTAATGGGACAATTTGCATCTCAAATTAACGAAAACGAAGAAGATACAGAAGAAAACTTTTTAAGTCGAATGATTGGAGCCGAAGGTGTAAAACCTAACGACTTTGTTAAAAAAGCAATGCAAATTTCTCAAAGATATGAAAATCTTGCATTCAAAAATAAAATAGCAAGTGATCCAAATCGCCCATTCAATGGAAAACAAGGCGGCACATTCTTGATACAACTCTATATGGAATTAATCAATATGAGCAGAGAAATTCAAAAATTAGGCGGCGGCAACAAAACAATGAAAAACGCTCAACAGCAGATGAGCTTAATTAGGCAAGCGATGGCAGGTTCAGTTGATAATCCTGAAGCAGCAAGACTAATGAAAGCTGCTAGATACGAACCTAAATTCATTATTGATTTTGTAAAGCAAGATATACAATCTATTGGAAATAACGAATCACAAGAAGATACAGAAGAAGGCAATGCCTATGCTAAAGCAGTACGTATGGCAAAGTTTAAAGGCGCTAAGAAAGGCGACGAAATTGATGGTCCAGATGGCGAAAAAATAACAATCGAAAAAGATCAAAAAACACCGCTAGGCGAATTTATTTTAAGTTACTTTGATAGAGAAACTGGCCAGTTTCCAAAAGGCCCAACCGCCGTACTGACTATGGTAGAAAAAGAATATGGAGAACGTTTTGTAAGGCCAGCACAAGAGTTCATAGAACGCATCGACGCAAAGGTCGCAGAAGTAATGGGATATAAGGATACAGATATGGAAGAAAGTAAAATAGGATCAGCTATTGATACTGCAAGAGATTATTGGGGATCAGTAAGAGGAAAAAATCCAGAAGGCAGAAAACCAGGCACAGGTGCAGCACACGGCTATATGTCATACATATATGATTTTGATGATGCAGCGGCAGTAATAAACGCATTAGAAACAAATATGATGAAAGCTGCACGAGGTAGTGATAGTGATAAAGCATCATTTATGAGAAACTATATAGATCAAACTTGGAACTTAGGAGATTATTTGAGAGCTGCAACAAATGATTTTTCTGATCCACGTACACCTGCAAACCTAAAAGCTGAACTAAATAAATTGTTTAAGATTAGAGGCAGATACAAAGGTGCTACTGAAGGTGGTAAGACAATCACAGATGCAACACCAGATGAAGCAGCTAAACCATTGGCACGTATTGAAATGTTAATTGATATGATGAAAGATGCTGGTGGTAAATCTGCTCATCCTGGTACAATGACAGATGATATAGATACAACCGACGTTGACCGTATTAAAAATCTAGCAGGAATGTAAAATGCGTTTTGCCGAGATTCAAGAAAATCAGCAGTTGAACGAATTCTTTCCTGCTTTGATACCAGCATTGGGTATGTTGGTTAAAGGTGGGTTAGCTGCTTGGACAGCATACGAAATATATCAAATATACAAAGAACTTAGAAGTGTGTATAAAGCCTATAAAGATGGTTGGATAGAAATAGATGAGCTTATGCAAAGATTTGGTGAAAAAGCAGTTAGAGCAGTAGCAGAATTCATTGCAATAATGGTAGGCATGAAAGTTGTTATATCAGGAAGCAAAATTGCTTTCAAAGGTGTTAAAAAAGCATTTCCAAATTTATCTTTTGCACAGTTTAAAAAAGCATGGAATGAATACAAAACAAAAAAAGTAGTACCTGCAACATAGTATTATAAATATTACATGAAAACATTATACGTTTTTGGCGATAGTTTTTCCGATCCAAATCATAGTTGGTATGCAGCTGGTGAATATTTTTGGATTAAAGATTTAGAAAAAAAATTTACCATACATAATTTTTCAATTAAAGGATCAAGTCCTTACTATCAGTTACAGCGTTTAATTGATATTATCGATACCACTGATGCTGAAAAATTAAAACAAAGTAATATGATATTTTTTATGTCTCATATAACTAGACCTAATTTTAAATTTTTGGAGCCTAACGATCATTATTTAACATGGCACATTATGAAACCAGATCCTAATTGTGAAAAATCTAAGTTAGCAGAAAAATATTCTAAATACAAAAATTTTTTGCATGAATACAACAACTATGACGGTATTGATTTAAATTCTAAAATAATAATGTGTTATAGTACGATATACACTTTAAGTAAATTTTTTAACAAAACATTACTTTGGCCTTGTTTTAATGACATTCCATATTCTGCTCAAACACATTATGATAGAAATTTTGATTGTGTTATGACTCCACTAATAGAAATATCCAATAATGAAAATTATCCTGATAATAAAAAAAATATGCATTTACATTTAGAAAATCATAAAATAATGGAAAGAGAACTATACAACTGGATGACAAAAAATATAAAAATTAACATCAAAAATTTTATAAGGAATATAAATGACAAAACCTGAATTATGGATATTTGGTGATAGTTATGCTGAGGATAATACTAAAGCCAAAATTAGAAATTCTAAGCATTGGGACGGAGTTTGGAATTGGCCTGAAGAAGTTACTAGAATATTCAATGTTGAAAATATGGGAATATCTGGATGCGGTCCTCAAACACAGTTTAAATATTTTAAAGAAATGATGGATGATAGAGAATTAGAATTTTGTAAAGATGTAAACGTTTTATTTTTTATCAGTAATCCTTATCGATTTGATTTTAAATTTTATGAAACTCCCTTCCATCAAACTTATCCTATACGTTTTTACGGAAATAAAAAAGATATCAACTTAGAAGCAGTCTGGGATTATAGCAAATATGACAAATTTATAAAACAATATTTTAATCATGTTAGAATAGATCCAGTGCAAGAGCAAGAAAAATATGTAAGCTATCTCAAAACACACAGTAAATTTTTTAAAAAAATGTTAGTTTTTAATTGCTTTTATAGCATATCTGATGAACTTGCCCAGTCATTAAATGATGATAAATTTTGTTTAATCAACACGCCGTTAACATCCGTAAACACAGGGCCTAAACACAAATGGGCTGTGAATCATTTGAGTAACAAAAATCACAAAATTATGTACAGTATGATTACTGGATATTTTTTAAAAGATCAACCAGTAAAGTTTGAAAGATTTATAGATGTAGTAGAAAAAAAAGTATAAAAATCAGTTGACAAGATAAATAACATTGTGTAGTATTATAACTGTGCTGCACATTATAGGCACAAGCACATAGGCAACAAATAAGGAGGCATAACTATGGCATCATTAGCAGAAATTAGAGCAAAGCTCAAAGAACAAGAAAATCGTACAAGCGGTGGCAACTCAGGCGGTGGCGATAACAGCATTTACCCATTTTGGAATATGAAAGAAGGCGAGCAAGCAACGCTACGCTTTTTGCCTGATGGCGATGATTCAAACACTTTCTTTTGGAAAGAACGTTTGGTTATTAAACTTCCATTTGCTGGCGTAAAAGGTGATACTGATTCACGTCCAGTACAAGTACAAGTTCCATGTATGGAAATGTATGGTGAATCGTGTCCAATCCTACAAGAGGTACGTGGTTGGTTTAAAGATCCAAGTCTAGAAGATATGGGTCGTAAGTATTGGAAGAAACGTTCTTATATCTTCCAAGGCTTTGTTGTAGATGATCCATTAAAAGAAGATGCGCAGCCAGAGAATCCAATTCGTCGATTTATTATTGGTCCGCAAATCTTCCAACTTATCAAAGCAGCACTTATGGACCCAGATATGGAAGAACTACCAACAGATTATACTGCTGGTGTAGACTTCCGTTTGTCAAAAGGTACAAAAGGTGGTTATGCAGACTACGGCGCAAGTAATTGGGCACGTAGAGAACGTCCACTAAGTGATAGCGAAATGAGTGCTATTAATACAAACGGGTTGTTTAACTTAACTGATTTCCTTCCTAAAAAGCCAGATGAAACTGCACTTAAAGTTCTTACAGAAATGTTTGAAGCAAGTGTAGACGGCGAAGCATATGATCCAGATCGTTGGAGTAATTATTTCCGTCCAGCGGGTATGGCAGCACGTACTGGTGATCCAGTAGCAGCACCAGCACCAACACCTGCTCCACAACCAGCAGCACCAGTACAAGAGACTGTAACTGACACTGGTTGGCAAGATCCAGCACCAGCAGCAACACCAGAACCAGCATCTGCTCCAGAAGCAGAGCCAGCAGGTGACGCAGGTGGCGCACAAGATATTCTTGCAATGATCAGAGCACGTCAAAATCAATAATAAGAAAGGGCTTCGGCCCTTTCCTTTGCTTTTTAGAATAGGAGATATGTATGGCTACTAAAGCATTCGATCCTTCAAAGTTTCGAAACTCATTAACAAAATCTATTAAAGGTATGAGTGCAGGCTTTAATGATCCACAAGATTGGATCAGTACAGGCAACTATGCACTTAACTATTTACTCAGCGGTGATTTCCGCAAAGGTATTCCACTAGGCAAAGTAAGCGTGTTTGCAGGCGAATCAGGTGCAGGCAAGTCTTACATTGTGTCTGGTAATATTGTAAAGTCAGCACAAGAACAAGGTATTTTTGTTGTACTAATTGACAGTGAAAATGCACTAGATCAAACATGGCTAGAAGCATTAGGCGTTGACTGTGATGACAGTAAACTACTAAAACTTAATATGGCAATGATTGATGACGTTGCTAAAACTATTTCAACATTTATGGATGACTACAAATCAATGAACGAAGAAGATCGTCCTAAAGTATTGTTTGTAGTTGATAGTTTAGGCATGCTTATGTCACCAACTGAAGTTAATCAATTTGAAGCAGGTGATATGAAAGGTGATATGGGTCGTAAGGCTAAAGCACTGAAAGCATTGGTTACTAACTGTGTGAATATGTTTGGTTCATATAACGTAGGCATGTGTGTCACTAACCACACATACGCAAGCCAAGATATGTTTGATCCAGATGATAAGATCTCAGGTGGTAGTGGTTTTGTATATGCTAGTTCTATGGTTGTAGCAATGAAAAAACTAAAACTAAAAGAGGATGCAGATGGTAACAAAACTTCACAAGTACACGGTATTCGTGCAGCGTGTAAAGTTATGAAAACACGTTACGCTAAACCGTTTGAAGCAGTACAAGTGAAAATTCCATACGAAACAGGTATGGATCCATATTCAGGTATGTTTGATTTGCTAGAAGCAAAAGGCTTACTTGAAAAACAAGGTAATCGCTACAAGTATATTAATAGTAACGGCGAAGAAACATTAGAATATCGTAAGAATTGGACAGGTGAACTACTCGAAATGGTCATGACCGATTTACCAGCAAAAGAAGAACAATTGGTAAATATCGCTAACGCAGACGAAGAAGCTGTGATTGATCATAACGAGGAGTTAGCTGCCAATGAATGATGAACAAATTGCCGATGTTTGGAATGTCTTTAAAAATTATCTTGATAAAAAACACATAGAAACAGCAGCAGAGCGGTTTGTTGATCTGCTTGCTGACTATGGCATCGACGATATTACTTTTAAAGAACTGTTAGGTACAGATAAAGACTTAGACAACGCAATACAATATTATCTAGAAGACGATGACGAAATTGATTATGACGACGAATGGGATGAATAATGGGATGGTACAGTAAAGTATCACGTGACATATCGCAAATACCAGCAGCGATACAGTATTTTGAAACTGAGTTAGTACAAGCAAAATCTGAATGCAAACTACACGGCAATGTAGAAAAAGCTGCATCGCAAATGCCAGGTATTGTTGAACATCGTTTTAATCAGCTTCAAGAAATCGAAGCTATACTTGAATATTTAAATATCGAGCTACGTAGATTACGTAGCTCATTTTTTCGTAAGTATCTTGAAAATTATCAACGTGCATTAAGCAGTAGAGATGTAGAAAAATATGTTGACGGTGAAGCCGATGTAGTTGATTACGAAAAGATCATAAATGAATTTGCATTGATGCGTAACAAATGGCTAGGCGTACTTAAAGGACTTGATCAAAAACAATGGCAAATTACTAATGTTGTAAAATTAAGAGTTGCAGGTATGGAGGATGCAACATTATGATAGAATTAACCGAACAACGAGGAAAATATGTATGGCCAATTACAGATACTCGTTGTTACAAATATATGATGACTCATTACGATTTACCTGAAAAAATATGTAAATTTGTAAAAGACAAAAAAGTTTGTATTCAAGCAGGCGGAAATATGGGTGTGTATACAAAAATGTATGCAGCTAAATTCCAACATGTTTATACTTTTGAACCAGAACCTTTAAACTTTTTTTGTTTAAATCAAAATGTTACAGAAACAAATGTCTACAAATATCAAAGTTGCATAGGAAAAGAACGTAAACTTGTTAACTTAAAAATTAAAGAAGCTAATCGTGGAAAAAATCATGTTAACAAAACTGGACATATTCCTACTTTACAAATTGACGATTTAGGTTTAGATGTATGTAGTTTGATACATTTAGATATAGAAGGGTTTGAATTGTTTGCACTACAGGGTGCTTTGCAAACAATTAGAAAATGTAAACCTGTTATAGTTGTTGAATATTTTGAACAAAATGCAGCAAGATATGATTGGACATTAGAACAACTTGAATCTTTTCTGAAGCAACATGGATATAAATTAAAGCATAACATAGAAGAAGAAAGAATATATACTGTAGAATGAAAAAAAGCAGTAGAATAAAAGCACACATAATTAGATTAGAAAACAATGATCATAGTCGTAACATGGCCTATGAATGTAAAATTGCAGCTGAAAAACACGGAATAGAAGCTCATTACTTCAAGGCAGTTGATGGCAAAAATGCAGAGCAGGAATACTTGCGTTCCGGAATACCTAAACCTCCGAAGGCTTTAAAAAAAGGCAGAGCAGGTGTGTTAGGTTGTTTTTTTAGTCATTATTATCTTTGGGATAAATGTGCTAAATTAAATCAACCAATAATTATACTTGAACACGATGGTTATTTTATACGTCCTTTACCTGATGATATATTAAATCAATTTGACGATGTGTTAAAATTAGATAGGTTTGATCCTTACAGTAAAGAATACAACGAAACTGTAAATGGTTCTTTAGACAGAAAATTGCGTGTAATGGATTATAAAAATCCTGCACCAAAAAATGTTTTAAAAATTGGCACAGGTGATCAATATTTTAAAGGTGCATACAGTTATATAATCAAACCACATGCTGCAAAAAGGTTAATACACTGGATTAAAATGAACAGACATGGTAAAGGACATAGACCAGCAGATCAGCAAATAGGCAGTGGTATTAACCGTTTACAGACAACAGAATGCACTGTTGCGAGATTACATCCATTTTATTCATTAGGTGATAATATCAAAACAGAAAGTTTGACAAGAAACTACCATTGATATTTAAAAGTTTCAAAATCTCTTTCAAACATATGATTGATACGTTTTCTTAATTTACTCGATATTACATCTTTATAATTTTTAATTTTATGATTATCTGATTTGTTATATTTTGTCTTAGGCATAGTAACACCACTGAACAAAGGCATAGTATCAATATTTTTAATGTTTTCAAATTTTATTATTTGTACACTATCGTCTATCCATTCAACTTGATTGTTGTAACAACCAAACCATGTTCCTTCCCAGTTATTAGATGCATATCCGTCAAACCAATATTCTATTCCTCGTTGACTAGCAGCAATTTCTTCTTCACTGCCTATTTTTCCGGTTTCAATTTTTCTTTTTCTAAAATTATAATAGCTACAAACTCTATCATATGGATTACGCACTATTGTAAAAACATTATAGTCACTTGTATCTACTAATTGTTTTGCATGATTAATTGTGCTATGATAATTGTCTGTGGTTGTATCATTATTAACAATTTGTTCTGTTTTATATTTTGTTGATAGTGCTGTAATAATACTTCTGCCTGCTGTTTTAGGAATATGTATAAAAATGTAAGGTTTAGGATCTTTGTAAACAAAATAACTCATGAAAGTATTTATTAATTAAACACGTATATAAATATCAGTATGAAAACTGTTTTAGTTACCGGCGGATTTGATCCATTACATTCAGGGCACATAGAGTACTTTAAGGCTGCAAAACAATTAGGTAATAAACTAGTTGTTGGAGTAAACAGCGATGAATGGCTAACTCGTAAAAAAGGCAGGCCATTTATGCCCTTTGAAGAACGTGCTGCAATTATAAAAGAAATAAGTTGTGTAGATAAAGTTATTGCATTTAATGACAGTAATGATAGTGCAGATCTCGCAATAGGTTATCTTTTACAAACTACAAGCGGAAAAATTGTTGTAGCTAATGGTGGAGATAGGATAGATGGAAATGTTAAAGAACAATTGACATACGGAGATCATCCAGATGTAGAATTTGTATTTGGTGTAGGTGGCGAAGACAAGAAAAACTCAAGTAGTTGGATATTAAAAAACTGGGACAAACCGGTAACTAAACGTGCTTGGGGAGAATATAAAATATTAGATCGCAACGGCGAATGGCAAGTAAAAGAACTAACATTTTATGAAGGTAAATCACTTAGCGATCAAAGACACTTTAAACGTAGCGAACATTGGCATGTTGTTGATGGTGTAATAAATATGTTCCTTGAAGATAAACAGGGTAGAAAATCTAGTACTTTATTAGTACCAGGAGATAGTATTGATATACCAATCGGCTGGTGGCACAAAGCAGTCAACTTAGATAACAAAGCAGCCAAAGTAATTGAAGTTTGGATGGGTAAAGAACTTACTGAAGAAGATATAGAGAGAAGAGATTAATGGAACCATTAAAGATATTTGTAGGCTGGGATAGTAGAGAAGATATTGCTTTCCAAGTATGTAAAGAAAGTATAGAACATCATGCAAGTGTTCCTGTTGAAATTATTCCGTTGAAACAAAAACTTTTAAGAAGAGACGGATATTATACCAGGCCGGTTGATAAATTAGCTAGTACAGAATTTACATTTACAAGATTTTTAATTCCTGAACTTGCAGAGTTTAAAGGATGGGCTTTGTTTATTGATTGTGATTTTGTTTTCTTAGATGATGTTAAAAAAATATTCGATCAAGCAGCACCTAAATATGCAGTTATGTGTGCGCAGCACGAATACAATCCAAAAGAAACTACAAAAATGGATGGAAAAATACAGCATATTTACCCAAGAAAAAATTGGAGTAGTATGATGTTATTTAATTGTGAACATCCTGCTAATCAAAAATTAACCAAACACGTTGTAAATAATGCAAACAATGATGGAGCATATTTCCATAGGTTAACTTGGATACCTGATAAATGGGTAGGAGAAATAAGCCATGAATGGAATTGGCTTGTTGGTTGGTATAAAGAACCAGAAGATGGTAAACCTAAAGCACTGCATTACACAGAAGGCGGTCCATGGTTTCCCGAATATGAAGATTGCGAATATGCAAACGAATATTATAAAATGGAAAGACAATATTATAAAAAGCAAATTTCCCACATGCACAATAAAATGGATTCGTGGAGAAATCGAGATGTAAATATAGATGATGTTGCCTTACCAGATCAAAAAAAAAATTTAATTAAACATTTTTTAAAAACTAGTGTAGATCCTCAAGGTATAATATACGGTTCAAAAGAAGATTTTTTAAAAATTTGGGAGCAGTCGGACAAAACAATGGGAAATAAAGTTGCAACAATAGAAAGCGATGGAGGTATAAATTACCGATCAAAAGGCCATCAGTACGATACATATCTTGAAGCATTTGCTACAGGATCTAATGGTTATATTAGCAATTGGGAAAAAGAAGAACAAACCGATACTCCATTAATAATAAGAGGATTAGGTGGCAATAGTAGAAAAGCAATACAACACTGTATCAATAATAATAGACCATTTTATGCAATTGATACCGGATATATACAACCGGTTGGTACTACAAAGAAAATGTATCATAGAGTAACTAGAAATAATTTACAAAATCAACAAGCATTGATCGAACGTCCTAAAGATAGACTTTCAAGGTTAGGTTATAGTTATAGAAAGTTTACTCCTGGTAGTAAGATATTAATTTGTCCTCCTAGTGAAAAGGTTATGAGATTATTTGGGCAACCTGATCCAAAAACTTGGACTCAAAATGTTGTTAAAGAACTAAGAGAATATACAGATAGACCTATCGAAATAAGATTGAAACCAGATAGAGCAGACAGAGTAACAATTAATACAATGGAGCAAGCATTAGCTGATGATGTTTATTGTATGGTAACATATAACAGTATTGCAGCAGTAGAAGCAATACTTTATGGCAAACCTGCAATAGCATTAGGACCAAACGCAGCAGCAACTATTTGTAACAGCGAATTATCTGAAATAGAAACATTGACTATTCCTGAAAAAGAATTGGTTATAAAATTTGCTGCTCATCTTAGTTATTGCCAATTTACAGAAGGCGAAATGCGCAGTGGATATGCTTGGAATATAGTTAACGAGAGCGTATGAGAGTAATAAGTTATTTAAATGTTATACCTTCAAAAAACAATAGTCAAGAAAAAGTAGATATTTTACACAACTTTATTAAAGGTGTAAATGCACGTGGCGATCAAGGTATACTACAACCCGACAGTAATTTAGTAGATTGTGATGTTGCAGTGATCCAAGGATGGACACATCACAAAGGAAAAACCGGTGCCCATTTACAACTAAGAGAAAATATCATAAAACATCAAATACAAAGTGGAAAATTTGTATGCACTGCTGATAGTAATTTGTTTTTGTATGCAAATAAATCCAACAAGCCTCATCATTATTTACGTTATAGTTTTAATGGTGTATTTCCAAATACAGGAATATACTTTGATGATAAAATTGATCCAAGACGTTGGCAGCAAATTTCTTCTGATTTAAGTATTATGTTAGAACAAAAACCAGCCAAAGGCAAATATATTCTATTGTGTTGTCAGCGTAATGGTGGTTGGAGTATGGACGGTATTGATGTAGTTGATTGGGTGATCCATACAATTAAAAAAATTAGAGAATATAGTGATAGACCTATAATTGTTAGAGGTCATCCTGGAGACAAAAAAGCCGAAACATATCTTTATCATAGGTATAGTAGAATACAACGATTACCAAATGTAAAAGTTAGTCCATTTGGTAAACCATTAGAGGAAGATTTACATAAGTGCTGGGCTGTTGTCAATCACAATAGCAGCAGTATTGTAGGCCCTTTGATAAAAGGATATCCTGCATTTATAACAGATGCTCACAGAAGTCAGTGTGCAGAAGTTAGTCATGTCGGATTTAAAGATATAGAAAATCCAAAACAATTTGATAGAGAACGTTGGCTACAACGCATCAGTATGTTCCATTGGAATTTTGAAGAATTACAAAATGGCAAAGCATGGGCTCACATGCGTAATTATGTCCAATAAGCTTCTTTACGATTGACTATTAAATCTCTAGGTTTTGTGCTTTTACCTAGTTCTTTTCTATCACCTTTTAAATGATCAAAATACTTGCCTAAATCGCTGTTGATAAATGGATGCCCTTCTCCGTTGACTAATCCTGCACTGATATTGTAAAACTTTTCTCTTGGCCATTTGTTTTGTATTACTTTACGTACTTCTTCAAATACATAACTGTCGTGCCATTCTTCCATTTGAAATATTCCATCGTCTGCATTTTCATACACATATTCAAATTCGTGCAAGAAATTTTTACCTGCTTTGGTTTTTAAATTTATACCATAAAAGCCACACTCGGGCCATTTCTTGCCTCTACCTAGATAACTCATCCATGCGTTATCTGGTGCAAATTTTTCAAATTCTTTATTTGTAATAGGGCTATGAACATATGTGTCTGCATCTAACCAAACAATCCAATCTGTATCGCATCGTTTTGCTGCATCAAATACAGCATATACTTTGTTTGCAAATCTTATAGCATTCCATTTAAAATCTTTATGCCAATCTTTAGGACGTCTCGCTTTTATATGATCTGGAGGAATGCCATTTGCTTTAGGATCATTTTTCCAACGTTCTTTGAATGCAACTAATTTTGGAAGTTCTGCTTTTTGGTCAAGCACAACGATACGTTCATCATTTACTACAGGTGTGCAATCTTCTGCATACAAATACAATTTGATATTTTTATCAACATGCTTACTAAAGCTGTCTACAAAACGTTGTCCGTATAAGTCTAATACAGGTTTATGAAAAGTTGATACTACAGAAATTTTAGTCAAAATATCTTCCTTGTTAAATACGTTATAGGTATTTACACATGAGATTCAGTTTATTTAAACAATATGGTGCAATGAACAGCAAGCCTGTGTTTGAAGCGTTTGAACACAGTTTACGAACAGCAGGACATACTGTAGAAGAAGACAGTATGCACAGTGATGTTGCTGTAATATGGAGTGTGTTGTTTAATGGACGCATGACAGGCAACAAGCCTATATGGGATTATTATACACGTACAGGTAAAAAAGTAATAGTATTAGAAGTTGGTGGCATACAGCGTGGCACAACTTGGAAGGTAGGACTAAATGGTATTAATCGTGACGGTTTCTTTGGTAATGATGGGAATAGCAGTGATCGTGCTATTTCGCTCAAAATAAATTTAAAGCCTTGGCGTAAGGACGGCAAGTACATATTAATATGCGGACAGCATGATAAAAGTTTGCAATGGCGTGATATGCCACGTATGAGCAATTGGTTCTTAAATACATATGACACAATTCGCAAACACACTGATAGACCTATTATATTTAGGCCGCATCCACGTTGTAGATTAGATCAAATCGAACGTGGTTTACGTTATGTAGAAAGACAAGAACCAAGACATATAGAAGGTACCTATGACGATTTTGATATGGCTTTTGACGATATATATTGCACTATTAGTTGGAGTAGCAATCCTGGGATTCATAGTGTCATCAACGGGGTTCCTGCTATTGTTGGTCCTAGTAGTCTTGCTTATGATGTAGCAGGACATGATCTAAACTTGATAGAATATACACAAACACCAGATAGAACACAGTGGCTCAATGATTATGCTTGGACAGAATACACTGTCGAAGAAATAGCCGCAGGCTTGCCATTGAAAAGATTGACACCTAAACTATAAAGTGTTATAGTAAACTATGACTTACATTGAAGAGTATCTAGAACATCTATGTAGTAACTACCTGAGTTCGTTGCAATCTTCTGATGCAATATACTTTAGTATCTACAAGCAAACTGCTAGGGGTATAGGACTTACAGATAGACAATATTCTTTGGTCCTTAAGAAAATAAAAGAATATATGCCTGTAGAAAATTTACCTACACAAATACCATTGCGTGAAATTGATCGTAGTAAATATGTAAGGGTTTGCAAAGACGATGACGAGATTCCATTAAAAGGAATAGACGAAAATAGAAAATGGTTCAAAGTAAGATTTCCGTTTAGTAAAAAAGATATTGTTAAAATTGATAATATAAATCTTAAAATATCATCAAAAAATTATTATCATAAAAAAGGTACGCATGAGCATTATTATAAACTAAATGGTTATAACTTAGATGTTGTATTGACTTATTTTTCTCACTTTGATTTGTGCGATAATGTAAAAGAATACAAAAAGATTATAGATAATATAAAGCAACAAGAAAAAGAAATTATTAGTAGTTTACCTATTCCAAAAAATGATTATCTTACTGATGTTCAACAGTATGATAGGCAACGTAGACTTGGAATAGTAGATATTACCAAACCATTTACTAATAACAGTTTATTAGATAGTATTATAGATAGAAATGATTCTTATTATAATGTATCGCCGTCTAAATACAATTTAAATAACATTATAGAAGTAATACAAGAATTAGATAGATTTCCATTGCTTGTTTTAATAGAAGAATCTAATGCCTATGAAGAACTAACTAATTTTTACAATAGTGTCAAATACATTGTACCAGATGAAAAACAAAGTGTTTTGTTTAGATTGTCAAACAATGGCGAAGAACGTCAATTTAATAATTTCATTAAAAATAACCAACTTAACAATTGGGTTGACAATAACACAAAAGTAGTGTATATTAATAAGACAAAATTACCTAAGATATTGTTAAACAGCAGTTTTAGACCTATAACATGTTATAGTAAAAATAATTCTAAAAATCAACAGTTTGTTGACATCTATATAAATCATTATTGCGATTTAATTTTATCATTAGATGATATGAATTGGGCAAGTAGTTATCATAGGTATTATGTAAAAGGATTTTAATATAGTATGGCATCATGCAAACTTATTATTGAAGATGAAGTAAACATCAAACTAGAAGGACTGGATGTAGATGTACGGCGAAAGCTATCGAATGCTCTCAAGTTCGATGTGCCATATGCACGATATATGCCGCAGTATAAACTTGGCAGGTGGGACGGCAAAGTTGCTTTTTTTGGTATTGGCGGCACTGGCTATGTTAATCATTTGGATGTGGTTACTGAAGTACTACAAAAAAACAATGTTCAAATAGTTGACATTGAAGATAGACGTCATCCTATTGATTTAAGTTTTGATCAAGTAACTGAACGTTACTGGGCCGATCAAGGTGTATGCTGGCCAGAAGGACATCCTGCTGAAGGTGAAGAAATTATTCTGCGTGACTATCAAGTTGAAGCAATCAATAACTTTGCAAATAATCCGCAAAGCCTACAGCAGATTGCTACAGGTGCCGGTAAAACTATTACAACAGCGACACTATCACACATGAGTGAAAAATATGGACGCAGTTTAGTTATTGTTCCTAACAAAAGTCTAGTTGAACAAACTGAAGAAGATTATATAAACTGCGGACTAGATGTAGGTGTATATTTTGGCGATAGAAAGATGCTAAACAAAACACATACTATTTGTACTTGGCAAAGTTTGAATATCTTAGATAAACGTCACAAAGACGGTGAAGCAGTATTATCTCTTGCAGAGTTCTTGGAAGGTGTAAGTACTGTTATTGTCGATGAGGTACACCAAGCAAAAGCAGAAGTACTAAAGAACTTGCTTACACGCAACTTGCGCAATGCTCCTATTCGTTGGGGACTTACAGGCACAGTACCAAAAGAAAAGTTTGAGTTTGAAAGTATACACGCAAGTTTAGGTCCAGTGATTGGCGAGATTACAGCAAAAGAATTACAAGACAAAGGTGTGCTATCACAGTGTCACGTAAACATTGTACAACTAATTGATACAGTAGCACATACAAATTATCAAGAAGAATTAAAATACTTAACAACAAATACAAAAAGAATTGAATATATAGGCAAATTATTAAACAGTGTAAAAGAATCAGGCAACACTCTAATACTTGTAGATAGGATTAGTGCAGGCGAAATGCTACAAGAACTTATTCCAGGATCGACCTTTGTTAAAGGTGATGTTAAACTAAAGGATAGAAAAGATGCGTATGACGAAATCAACACGGCAGATAATCAAGTGGTTATTGCCACTTATGGTGTCGCTGCCGTTGGTATTAATATTCCTCGTATTTTTAACCTTGTTCTTATTGAACCAGGAAAAAGTTTTGTTAGAGTTATTCAATCTATAGGTAGAGGCGTAAGAAAGGCAAAGGACAAAGACTTCGTGCAAATATGGGATCTTACAAGCACTTGTAAGTTTGCGAAGCGGCACCTTACTCAACGTAAAAAGTTTTACAAAGAGGCGCAGTACCCATTCACTATAGAAA